GACATGAATATGTATGTGAGCCAGAATGTCGCCACCCACACCTGCGGGACGGCGGCTGGCCTGACTACTCCTCTGGTTAACGACACCGTGGCCGAGGAGGATGTCAGCATTAACATTGACACCAATGGCTCATGGACCCTAACCCTGACCCCAGGCGATATTTTCACTATCCCGGCGGTCTATGGAGTAAATCCCATCTCCGGGGCCTCCACCGGCCAACTGCGACAGTTCGTTTGTGTCACCCACACCGACAATGGCAGTGACGCCACAATTTCTTCCATTCCGGGCGTGTCTCCTTACAACTTCCGGTCGGCGTCAGCCACAGAGAAATACCTGCCCTATCAGAACATGGATGCACTCCCGGCCAACAATGCTGCTGTGACCATCGCCGGGACTGCTTCTCTGGCCCACAAGGTCAACCTCGCCTTCCATCGGGACGCCCTGGCCCTGGTCATGGTCCCCTTTGAGATTGGCGAAAGCTGCCCCTGGAAAGCCACCATGTCCAAGAACGGCTACAGCGTCACCGTGACTAAAGCCTGGGACCCGGTGAACTTCAAAGAATATCTCAGGTTCGATTGCCTTTTCGGACTCAAGGTCCTCAACCCCTTCATGGCTTGCCGGATTGCTGGTTAATCCCGGCGGCAAAGGAGGGCTAAAACTATGCCTGGAACTCGAATGGATGCACTTTTCTACGAAGTCCCCAAGGTAGTCAACGCCTCGGGCACTTCCGTCACCAATACCGGAGCTACCCCCCTGCTGGTCCCGGCCTCTCAAGTCTATCTGCTTCCGGGTGAAGCCGGTGAGGGCCTGACCTTCCGGTTCAGGTTGGCCGGGAGCAAAACCGGGACCAATGCGGTCTGGACGCTGACACTGGTGTTGTCCGGCACCGCTATCTTCACCCTGGCTTGCGACGGCACCGCGGCAGTGGACTGGGTTGCTGACCTGACCTGCCGGTTCAACAACGGCGCTTCACAAAGAACCATGGGCACCATCCAGCAGTTGACCGAGGACTCGTCTGCGGGCTACGAAGCCGGGACGGTTAATGTCACCGGCGGCGGCGTCCTGGGTGTGTATCTGACTACCCACTCCAGCGATGTCATCACCATCGACCTCATCACCGTGGAACGCTGGGTGAAGTAAGGAAAAGGAGAACAAAACTATGGCTGTCAACTATATCACCAGTCGAAGCACTGACGGCACCTGCCTGGGGTATGCCTCCAGCGACCCCATTGCCTTCTGGGGGGCTACCCCGGCGGCTCGGACCGCCTTCACCGCTCCTACCGTCACTACCACCATTGCCGTATCCACCACCACGGGGGCTATCACCTCCTGGGGGTTCGCCACGGCTGCTCAAGCAGATGGTCTGGTGGCCCTGGCAAATGAAATCAGGGCTGCCCTGGTAACTCTGGGGCTTAAAGCCTAAACCTCTAACTGGGGGAGGGGCAGCCTCCCTCCCCCACACTTTAGGGGTGACACATGAAGATAGCTATCTGCTCGGCGTTTTACGAGGTAAAAGCGTACAGTCCTTATGTAGTCAGCCTCATCCAGAGTATTTCTGCTTTGGTGAAATTAGGAATTGAATGGGAATATTATGAAGTGAGCGGTGACAGCTATGTTGACCGGGCCAAGAACAGCCTGGTGCATCGGTTCCTGGAAGGGGACGCCACCCACCTGCTGATGGTGGATAGCGATATGTATTGGGATATTAACGGGTTCATGCGAATGATTAGGGCAGCCATCGAGGGCTTTGAGGTGGTAGCGGCAGCCTATCCCTGCAAGAATAATTGGGATTTTTTCGGCTGCCATCCCAAGTTCGACCCGGAAACTAAGTTCCTCCTGGGCAAAGAAGTCAATGGCATCAGAGTTTTGGATATGGACGTGGTGCCTGGGGGATTCATTCTCTACTCCCGAGAGGCTTTCGAACGGACCCGGCCCAATCTCAGGACCTACTATGACCCCAAGAACGACATCACCATCCTTGAAGCCTTCCGGTGCAACGTCGAGAACGACATCCGCATCGGTGAGGACGTGTATTTTCAGCAGAGATACAAGGAGGCCGGAGGAATAGTTTGGCTGGAACCGGACATCACCATCCGGCATATCGGCGTCCGGGCCTGGGAAGGGAACTACAATCATTATCTTCTGACCGGCGAAATGTCCACCGAAGTTGATCCCCGCACCTTTCAGGGGGGCAATAAATGAAAGTTACCCTTGTCTATGTCTGCATCGGAGTGGCCGGGTTCAATCCCCACCGGGAACGGGGGGACCGGGAAGGCTCCTGGATAGGACATGGGGTAGCCTCAATCGGAGCTACGTTGAAGGCCGCAGGACATCAGGTGGACCTTATCGACCTTCGACAGTTGGGCGGTTGGCATGACCTGGCCGCACTGGTGAAGGCTAATCCCTCCCAGGTCTATGGCCTCTCCATCTCTCCGGTTGACCAGTTAGGGGCCTACCTGACGGTCTTTACCATCAAGACCACGGTTCCCGAAGCCAAGATTATCATCGGCGGCATCCACCCCACCATCTTCCCGGAAGAATACGACTTCAAGGTCATTGACTGCGTAGTCCAGGGGGAAGGCGAATTGGCGATGCAATATCTATTAGAGGATATTGCAAAAGGAATGCCAATCCCAAAAAAACTTCAAGCCAAAAAGCCCAGTCTCGACGCCCTTCCCTGGGTTGACCGGGAACTTTTCGATTACAGCCGGGAATTATCCTGCTACTTCGCCCCTAACCAGGCGACTCCTTCGGTATCCATGCTGGCCGGGAGGGGCTGTCCTTACCACTGCGCCTACTGCCAACCAGCCGAAAATGCCGTATTTGGCAAGCCTCACCGGATGAGAAGCCCGGAAAACGTCATAGCCGAACTTGTGATGCTGAAAAAGAGATATGATTTCAAGAGCTTAACCTTTTGGGACGACACTTTTACTTTCAATCATTCCTGGGTATTTAAATTCTGTGACCTTTACGAAAAAGAGAATTTCGGGGCCAATATTTCCGCTTGCAGCCGGGCAGATATAATCTGCAATAATGAAGATATGATTGAACGCATGGCCTCCATAGGAATAGACTGGTTAGTAATAGGAATTGAAAGCGGTAATCAGAGAATATTGAATTTGATTAACAAGGGAGTAACGGTTGAACAGAATAGGAAAGCTCTTCAAATCTGCCGGAAATACGGCATAAAAGCCTTCGCTACAGTAATGATGGGCTTGCCAACAGAAACGAACCGGGAAATGGAAGATACGGTTAGATTTATAAATGAAACGAACCCGGAAGTAGTTAGTCCGTTCTGGTATGTGCCGATTCCTGGGACAAAGCTGTATGATTTCTGTAAGAAAAATAGCTTGCTCCTGGATGATTCACCCATGAAAAGCCCTGAACGTACTGGAAAATTTGTTCCCACTCTCAAGGGAGTTGATTATGAACACATCAGGAGGTTGATGCCTCTTGAGTCTTATAGCGCCATTTAGGAGGATTACATGAGGGCGTTTCTCTATCACCACACCAAACCGGACGGCAAAATCTTCACAGACGAGGATGAATATAATAAGGCTCTCCGGGAGGGCTGGGTGGAAGCCCCCTGGCTGGTGACGGCGGCGGCCCCCGTCCAGGACCCGGTAATCGAAGCGGCGGTGGCCGAGATTGTGGAAGCGGTCTCTCAGGAGGCCCCGCCCTTGCCTCCCAAGCATAAGGGAAGGTGGCCCGAGGGTTACGTTCCCAAGAAGAAGGTGAAGAAGCATGGCAACAAACCGAACCGTTAGCGACCTGATTCGGGCTGTGGTCAACGTCCTGGGGCTTTATGCGCCATCGGAAGCCCTGATTGCGGACGACCAGTCAGTTATTCTCGATGCCATCCAAGACCTCCTGGCTGAATGGTCCGACGCCGGGCTGATTGTCCCCTGCCTGACCACGGAACCCGTAACCTTGGTAGTGGCTAAAGCCAGCTATACGATAGGGCAGTCCGGGAGTCCAGACCTAAACACCGTGAGGCCGGAGAATATCATTGGCGCCTATGTGCGGTCCGGGACTACCGATGATTCGGTGGAAATTATCGGGAAAACCGTCTACGATGCCATCTCCGATAAAACCAGCGCCGGACGGCCCGACAAACTGTATCCTTCCTACAGCGCCCCGAACATGACCATCTACCTCTACCCTGTCCCGGATGCCATTGAAAGCCTCTATATCACCAGCCATAAGCCATTTACGGAACCCACTCTCTATTCGGAACAGCTCCTCAACACCACCGGCATCCCCCGAAATTATTACAATGCCTTAAAGTTCAACGTGGCCCTCGACGTGGCCCCCATCTTCAACCAGCAGGCCCCGGCTCTCGTCACCGCCAGGGCCATGCAGACCAAGCGCACCATCATCAACCTGAATGCCGCCCGCAGAACCGAAGCTGTAGGCATGGACGTGGCTGCCATGGATGGCAGTAGTTCCGGCGGCGGGAACATAATGACAGGGTAAGGAGCGCCAGATGCCCGTAAAACTCACCAAATTACCCAGTGGAAAAGTCAAGGTAGCCACCCCGGGAGGCACCAAGGCCAAAGCTACAACCCCGGTCAAGGCCAAAGCCCAGGAACGCCTTCTGAATGCCGTCGAACACGGCTGGAAACCGGCCAAACCTCCCAGAACCCCAAAGATGGGGCGACCGTCCAAGGGATAGTAAATGGCTTATGTCCTCATAAATTATCCGAAATTCAAGGCATGGACGACAAATGGTGAGTTCGCTGTCGGCTACCTGGTGTATTCCTACGAAGCCGGGACGACCACGCTCACCGATACCTACACCGACAGGGCACTGACCATCCCCAATTTGAACCCTGTTGTCCTGAACAGCGTCGGGGAAGCCGTTATCTACGTCGGTGCTGCTACCAAGTTGGTTCTCAAAACAGACCTCGGTGCTACGGTAGATACCTACGACTACCTGGGGGAACAGCAGGAGAAGTTTCATATTGGGGAAGCTACGGCGGGAACCGCAGACAATAATTATGTGGTAGATATTGTCCCGCCTTCGACGGCCCTGACCAACAACATTCTCCTGCTCTGGACCCCGGACGCCGATAACGACGAGACTATCGGGGCCACGGTATTCACCGGGACCGGGATTGACGACGGCTTGTTTGCTGGCCCTTATGTGGGGTCCACCTCCGGTTCGGTGTTCACCGTGGAGATTGACGCTGCGGCTTCACCTGACACTTTCAGGTGGAAGAAGGATGGCGGGGCCTGGACCTCCGGGGTGGCTATAACGGCCTCTCAGCAAACTCTCATCGAAGGCGTCACGGTTGACTTTGCCACCATCACCGGGCATACGCTCGGAGATATTTGGGCCGTAACCGTGGCTACCCCGGCCAGGCTGGATTTCTGTTCCCTGGGAAATAAACTCATTTACAAGAACGTCAACGGCACCCTTGAAGCCTTGGCCGGCGGCGACCTCAAGGCTAATATCCCGGCGGCGACGGCCTACAGTCTGAGCCAGGACTGCTACATCCTTCTGAATCCCTCCGAACCAGTCCTGACGAATGTTGTCACCCGGCGCTACCGCAAGGAAATCACCGGGGCCTATGGCGTAACCGTGGCTGACGAAGGTTCGGAGTTGTCCCTGGCCGGGACCTTCACCCTGACCATGCCGGACTGCCCGGACTTCCCGAATTATTTCATAGACCTCAAGTGGGTTAGCGGTGTCATCACCGTGGATTGCGGGACTTACGACGTTTTTCTGCCGGGGGCTTCCACTGCGGTCAACTCCTTCAACCTGGACGGCACGGACTTCGACGCTTGCCGGATGATAACCAACGGCGTGGACTGGCATATCCTCTTTACGGCGAACCGGACGAAACAGGGCATCGAAGTATTCACCACCGACGGCACCTGGACTCGCCCGGAATATCTCAAATGGGTCAATGTCCTGGCAGTTGGCGGCGGGGCTGGCGGCGGCGGGGCTGATAGCGGCGCTGGCGGGGCTGGAGCAGGGTGTGGCGGCGGCGGCGGCGGCGGCGGATTTGGTCAAGGTAGATTCTATGTAGCGGCGGTGGCAAATGTAGCCGTGACAGTCGGGACCGGCGGCGCAGGTGGTGTGGCTACTCCAGTAGCCGATGGCTCCGACGGTAAAGATACTACCTTTGGGACCTATCTGACGGCCAAGAAAGGACTTGGCGGCAAACTTGGGAATAATACCTACGGCTTGGGGGGCTTGGGCGGCTACAGCACAGCCTACAACCTCCAAACGATTATTTTCGGCATGGACGGCAGGGACGGTGAAAATGCTTCTGTTGGTCATGGCGGCTACGGCGGCGACTCCGGCGGGCGCAGAGGTGCAGGTGGAGCAGCCAAAACCGTTGAGGGCAACGGGAACGCCGGGGCCGTCTATGGCGGCGGCGGCGGGGGTGCCCATGCCGGGGCAGCAGCTAATTATACCGGCGGTGCTGGAAAAGACGGCATCGTGATAGTCTGGTGGTAAAATGACTGTAACCCCTTTTCCATTCGTAACCGACGGCGACTTTGGCGATGTGCCGATTAATTTCATCCCGTCTAAAGACTCGGATAAGAAGGTCATTCTGCGGGCTGCTCCGGGGTTGGCGCAGTTCTGTGACCTCACGGACTGCACGGAAGTCCGGGGCCTCTACGCCTGGAACGACTACCTCTACGCCGTGGCCCAGAGGGGCAGCCAATCAGTCCTCTGGCGTATTGACACCGCCGGAGCCTTTGCTGAACTCGGGACCATCACCACCAGCGCCTCCGGGAACCTCTGGATGGTGAATAACCCCACGCAACTCTGTATCTGCGACGGCGTGAGCGGCTGGACCTATACCCCCGGTTCCGGCATCTTCCTTCAAGTTACCGACGCTGACTTTCCGGGCGCAGCCGCCATGGACTACCAGGACGGTTACGGATTGTTCATCACCCCTAACAGCAATCAATGGTATTATTCCGATGTCTATAATATGCGGGCCTTTGACCCTCTGGATTTCCACGAAAAGATGGCTAAACCAGATAATCTCCGGTCCATCCTGTCATTTTTCCGGGAAGTCTGGCTCTTTGGGGAAAAGGACGGCACCGAGGTCTGGTACAACGCCGGGGGCGACAACACCACCCCGGCAACCCCTACCTTCACCAGAAACGCCGGGGGCCTCATAGAAATCGGCTGCGGGGCGGCCAGGACTCCTTCTACCATGGACGGCACCGCCGTGGCCTGGCTCTCCGACAAGGGCAAGATGATGCAGGCCGTGGGCTACGTCCCCAAGGAAATCAATAACCAAATGTTCGCCAGGGAAGTTCAGGGATACAGCACCTTTGTGGACGCCTTCGCCTTCACCTACGTTGACCTGGGCCATACTTTTTACCAGATAACCTTCCCCACCGGGAACACCACCTGGGTCTATGACATGAGCACCGGCCTCTGGTTCAAGAAAACCAGCTTCGACGGGGCTGGGGCCTGGGGTCGGCATCGGGCCAGATGCTACGCCCGATACAACAACAAGCACTACGTCGGGGACTATACCAACGGCAAGGTCTATGAAATGTCCTCAGATTATTACGACGACGCCGGAGAAGCCATACAGCGCCGTCTTTACGCTCCCGAGCAGGTAAGCGGCATGACTTATGGCAGATGGCCGGACGTGATGCTGGACTTGGAGATGGGCGTGGGTGTGGCCCAGGGCTTGACTCCGAAAATCATGCTGGAGATAAGCAACGACGGGGGGCATACCTGGGGTTCGGAAATCTGGCGTGATGCCGGGGCCGTGGGCGAATACACCAAGCGGGCTATTTGGCGGCGATTGGGCAGCAGCACCAGGAGGGGCTACCGGCTAACCATGACTGATGCGATTCCCTGGAAAATCCTGGGGGTAGTGACATGAGCTTCCCAAGCGTTCCTGACGGCCTGCGGGTTCACCTGGAAA